CGGCGCCGAGGCACGATCTGCGCCGGCGCTGCGCGCCGCTCCTTGAGGACGGAATGGAAGGGGCGCAGCGTTGACCCACTCCCTCCGCCCCTATCAGCGCGCAGCCATTGACGCGCTGTATGACTATTTCTCCGCCAGCGCGGGAAATCCGCTGGTCGTGCTCCCAACCGGCTGCCATGCGGCTGGGACTCTGATCCTGATGCATGACGGTTCTACAAAATCGGTAGAAGACGTGGTGCCAGGTGACCTGCTCATGGGGCCAGACAGTAAACCACGGCGCGTTCTGCAGCTGGCCCGCGGCCACGAGCGCATGTGGCAAGTAACCCCGAAGCGTGGCGGTGATGCCTTCGCCGTCAACGAGGGCCACATTCTGTCTCTTGGGACAACCAATGAAGGAAAGCCCTATCGCTGCACTCAAGATGGCAGCAGGATCGATAATATCTCCATCCGTGAATACATCACAAAGTCGAAATCATGGCGTCACCTTCGGAAGCTGCGGCGGGTCGCCGTAGACTTTCCGGTCCGCCCGGCACCGCCGTTTGATCCCTGGGCGCTTGGTGTGCTGCTCGGTGATGGATGCCTGACGCATGGTGTGGAAGTCAGCAACCCGGATATAGAGGTGCTTGATGGCCTCTGGGCTGAGATGGAACGATACGGGCTTCACTACAGGGCGCGGGAGAATAGCCGCGGTACCTGCTGGGGCGTTGTATTTTCAGATACCGTGGCTCAGCGTGGAAAGCCCAACCGCGTGAAAGCCATCCTCCGCGAGCTCGGCCTCGCCGGTCACGACGCCTCGGAGAAGTTTATTCCCGAGTGCTACAAGGTGGGTAGCCGTGATGTTCGCCTGGGGGTTCTGGCGGGCCTACTCGATACTGATGGTCACCTTTTCGGTGGGACTGGCTTTGACTACATCAGCAAGTCAGAGCAGCTGGCGAGGGACACCACTTTTGTTGCCCGTAGCCTCGGCCTTTGCGCGTCATGCGTGCCCTGCCAGAAATTCGATCAGAACGGCGTTGGCGGCACATACTGGCGTGTGACTATCTCCGGCCACACAGATATGATCCCGACCCGTGTCGTACGGAAACGTGCTGCGCCGCGCCGCCAAAAAAAGAACCCGCTGGTCACTGGTTTCGATTTACAACCGCTGCCGGAGGGCCTTTTCTATGGCTTCTCGCTTGATGGCGATCATCTCTATTTGACTGCCGATTTCACTGTTCATCACAATACAGGAAAAAGCCTCTGCATCGCGGGCTTCACGCAGGAGGCGATCGCCGCTTATGGCGACACGCGCGTGCTGGTCCTCACACATGTGAAGGAGCTGATCCAGCAAAACTTCCTGGCGTTGATGCGCGCCTGGCCCGATGCGCCAGCAGGTATCTATTCGGCCGGGCTGTCGCGGCGGGATATTCACGCGCAGATCCTCTTTGCCGGCATCCAATCCATCCACCGCCACGCCTACAAGGTGCAGCGTTGCGATCTGGTGCTGATTGATGAAGCCCATCTGCTCGGGCGCAATGACAGTGGCATGTATCGCCGCTTTCTCACGCAACTGAAGGAGATCAATGCCGGCCTGACCAAGGTCGTTGGATTTACCGCAACACCTTACCGGCTGGATAGCGGCCTGTTGCACGAGGGCGAGGATCGGCTGTTCACCGACATCGCCTATGAAGTGCCGGTGCTAGAGATGATCCAGCAGGGCTATCTCTGCCCGGTGGTCCCCAAGCAGACCGAGACGCAGCTTGACGTCGGCGGTGTCGGCACGCGCGGCGGTGAATTCATCGCCAAGGACCTTGAGGCCGCAGTCGATCGCGATGAGGTCACGCGCGCCGCCGTGGCCGAGATTGTCCAGCATGGTGCGGACCGCGGATCCTGGTTGGTGTTCTGCTCGGGCGTTGCCCATGCGCGCCATGTCCGCGACGCTATCCGCGAGCATGGCATCTCCGCCGAGACCGTCACGGGTGATACGCCCTGGCCCGAACGCGATGGCATCCTGACCGCATTCAAGAATGGCAGGCTCCGCTGCGTCACCAACGCCAATGTGCTCACCACCGGCTTTGATGCGCCGGGCACTGACCTGATCGCGCTGCTGCGCCCCACCAAAAGCGTCGGCCTCTATGTCCAGATGGTTGGTCGTGGCACGCGCCTCGCCGAGGGCAAGGATGACTGCCTGGTGCTGGACTTCGCCGGCAACACGGCACGCCACGGCCCGATCGACACGGTGGATGGCCGTAAGAAGGAACCCGCAGAGGACGGCAAGGCACCGATCAAAACCTGCCCAGAATGCAAAACCATCAATCACGCCAGCGTGCGGCATTGCATTGAATGCGACTATGAATTCCCGCCGCCGGTGGTGAAGGTGGCACCAAAGGCTGCTTCGAATGCGCTGCTCTCGACCCAGGCGCAGGCAAGCTGGTGTGATGTCACGGATATTTCCTTCACGCGGCACGAAAAGCCCGGCAAGCCGGCATCACTTCGCGTCATCTATGAATGCGGCCTTATTCAGCACAGCGAATGGGTGTGCTTCGAGCACACAGGTTTTCCTCGTGAAAAGGCGCTGTCCTGGTGGCGGCGTCGCGCACCCGACCTTCCGCCGCCCATGACCGTGAATGAGGCGCTGGCCCAGCAGCATCATCTGCGCCGCCCCATCGCGATCCAGGTCCGGCCCACCGGCCAATACACCGAAATCACCGCCGTGAGGTTCATGTGAGATGCGCTGCCTGTCGCCTGCGCACCGCGCGCTGCTTTGGTTGGTTCGATCCGCGGCGCAAGACCGGCGCTCCGCGCTTTGTCTGCTCCATGCGCTGCATGCATGCCATGCGTCGGAGGTGGGGCGTGATTGATCCTGATGAATATGAAATCGCCGCCATCCAGGCCGCGAGCCCCATGGCGGGCGAGTATCTGGAAAGCATCGGCAAGACCGATCTCGCGGTGCTGACCGATGCCGAATGGCTGACGCTGCTGGAGGTGATCGTCACCGCCTATCAGGACGCGCTGGCGCAGCGGCTTGATAGCGGCAGCCATCCCGCACCGCCTTTGCCAGGGAGGGCGGCATGAAGGATTTCATGGCGCAATTCGGCGCGCGGCTGGTGGATAATGGCTACCCGGTCATCCCCATCATGCCGGGCGCCAAGGTGCCGGGGCATTTCCGCAAAAGCGCCTGGGCGGCCTATCCGGATTGGACGCGGCACTGCGACAGGCCAACCAAAACCTTCGAGATCGACATCTGGCGCCGCTGGCCTGATTGCGCGGTGGGCATTGCCTGCGGTGCGGTGGTTGGTATCGACATTGATGTGCCGGATGCTTCGGTCGCGGTGGCGCTCACTGATCTGGCAAAGCGCATGCTGGGCGAGACACCGTGCCTCCGCATTGGCCAGGCGCCCAAGCGCTTGCTGGTCTATCGTGCGGCGACAGCCTTTCGCGGGCGCAAGCGCCATCCGCTGGAAGTGTTGGCGCGTGGTCAGCAATTCGTCGCCTATGCCATCCATCCTGTCACCGGACAGCCCTATGCCTGGCCAGAGGAGGGCCTGACCGACACGCCGCTGGCCGACCTGCCGGAGATAACCGAGGCGGCCTGTGACGCCTTCCTGGACGCTGCATGGGACATGGTGCCGGCGGCGCTGCGCAAGACAACGCTGAACATGGATGGTCCGAGTGACACCTGGCGCGGGCCATCCGATCCGCGTGGCACCCCAGAAGCCGTCGCCGCCGCGCTGGCCTATCTGCCGAATGATGATCTGCCCGGGAATGAATGGATCACCATCGGCGCCGCCATCAAAGCCGCAATTGGTGAGGAGGGCCGCCAGCTTTGGATCGACTGGTCACGCAATTCGAGCAAGTCCGGACAATCGGGCCGCAGCGATACGCCGGAACGACGCTGGGCAACGCTCAAGCCGCATAGCGCAGGTGCAGGCAAAATCTATTGGCTGGCGGAAAATCGCGGTTGGAATCCGCCGCCTGAGATTATCCTGAATGGGAATGTGGCGGAGCAAATGGCAAAGCCGCATCCGGCGGCCAAGTTTCTGGAAAAGCTGCAAGCGAACCGGACCCAGCAACAGCAAGTAAAGCCGCTACCCGTGTCGGAAGAAGTGCTCCGGCCAGGTGGCGTTCTGCAAATGCTGATGGATGAATGCGTCAGAACC